ACATAGCATGAAACGCATTGGAAACCGTATTCTTAATCCCGTTCACTATAGAAGAAATGGTATTCCGGATCCCGCTCCATACTGAACTGACCACACTGCGGATCCCGTTCATCACCCTGGTGATCACAGAACGGATACCATTCCATACCGCAGTGACCACGCTTTTTATGCCATTCATTACAGTCGTGATAAGCGCCCTGATACCGTTCCATGCAGACTGCAGAAAGGACCGGATCCCATTTACAACCACAGAAGTCACATTCCGTATGCCATTCCACACACTTGTAAAAAACTGTGAAATTGCGTTCCATACAGACACCACAGTCCCCTTCACTGCATTCCACGCACCGCTCAAAAATCCTGCAATGGCATTTACCACTGTGGTAAACAAAGTCTGGATTCCTGTCCAGAGCCCGGAAAAGAAATCCCTGATACCGTTCCACACAGACACCGCCGTATTCTGGATTGCCTCCCACGCCTGGGACAGGAAAGCAGAGATTGCCTGCCAGCACTGGATTGCAGTCTCCTTCACACTTTCCCACAGACTGATCCAGAACTGCCGGAACTCCTCATTCGTATTCCACAGATAAACAAAAGCAGCCACAAGGGCTGCAATAGCTGCAATCACAATAGCAATGGGATTTGCCAGCATCACTGCATTCAGGGCGCCAAAAGCCGTCTTCACCGTATTGATCACTCCTGCCAGCTTCGGCACGATCGTCATGATCGTACCCACTGCCGAGATCACCTTCCCGATAATGATCAGCACTGGTCCCAATACGGCTGCCAGCAAAGCAATAATCATAATGACCTGCTTCACACCGTCCGGCATGGCATTCAGCACATCCACCATCCCCTGCAGTCCGGAAACAATACTCCGCACCGCAGGCATCAGCAGATCCCCGAAAGAAATCGCCAGCTCCTGAAGCTGTGACTTCAGAATAGTCAGCTGTCCTTCCAGATTATCCTGCATGGTATCCGCCATGTTCTTTGCCGCATCCTTGCAGTTATTCACTGCCCCGGACACCTTTGCAATATCCTCCGGAGCCGCATTCATCAGTGCAAGGAACCCGGACATGGCATTCTTTCCAACCAGAGTCTCCGCGTTATTCGCCTTCTCTGCCTCAGTCATTCCGCCAAAAGCCACCCTGCAGTCAGCCAGGATCGCAGACAGGCTCCTCATGGAACCATCCGCATTTGTGGTAGCAATGGTCACATCCCCGATCGCCGCCCCCGACAGCTTCACATCCCCGATCAGGTTGGTCATAATGGAACGCATGGAAGTACCAGCCTGGGAAGCCTTAATACCCGCATTCCCCATCAGCCCGATAGCTTCTGCCGTATCCTCAACCGAAAATCCCAAAGCCCCTGCAACCGGTGCACAGTACTTAAACGTCTCACCCATCATAGACACATTGGTATTGGCATTACTGGAAGCAGCCGCCAGCACATCTGCAAAATGTCCTGAATCCTCCGCAGTCAGCCCAAAAGCAGTCAGCGCATCTGTCACAATGTCAGAAGTCGTTGCAAGGTCTTCCCCGGATGCCGCAGCCAGATACATAATGCCTTCTATACCAGACAGCATATCCTCCGTCTTCCATCCGGCCATCGCCATGTAATTCATGGCATCCGCTGCCTCAGTCGCAGAGAACTTCGTTTTGGCCCCCATCTCCCTGGCCTTGTCCCTGAGCTTATCAAAATCAGATCCCGTTGCCCCGGACACAGCCGCCACCCTGCTCATCGCAGAGTCAAAATCAGCGGCAGTTTTCACCGCCGCCGTTCCAAGCCCTGTTACCACTCCCGTCACAGGAAGCAGCTTCTGTCCCACACTGGAGACCTTATCCCCCACTGCCTGCAGCTTCTCCCCGGTTGCCCCGATCTTCTGCAAAGCAGTTGCAGACTGCTCTGCCTGCTGTTCCAGTCTCCGCAGTTCCTGCTCCGTCTCAACGATCTCCCTCTGAAGCCCGTCATACTGCTGCTGGGAAATTGTCCCGTTCCGCAGTGCCCCATCCGCCTGCCGCTGCGCAGTCTTCAAAGTCTCCAGCTTCTCCCTGGTCTCAGAAACCGCCTGTGCCAGCAGCCTGTGCTTCTGCGCGATCAGCTCCGTATTCCCCGGATCCAGCTTCAACAGCTTCTCCACATCCCTCAGCTGACTCTGCGTATTTCTGATTTCAGTATTAACCCCTTTCAGGGCAGTCTGCAATTTCGTGGTATCGCCGCCAATCTCGACAGTGATCCCCTTGATTCTGTTCCCTGCCATACGGCTCACCCCCTAGATCCCATAAAAAAGGTACAAAAAAAGCACCTGCCATCCTGACAAATGCTTTCATCATTATTTTTATTTTTTTTCTTTCCTGAAACCTGGAAC